AGGATTTTCACCTTAGTTTTTAGTCTTGTCAGACTACCAAATATCCTCGGCATAGGGAACGAAGTATGATCCGATTTTAACGGTTTGATTAAGTTTTCACTCAATTTACTATCAATAATTTAGTTTTTCGTCTTTACGGACGGATCAACCAAAAGTGTAGAAAATAGATTTCCAGAATAGGTCTTTTGAACTAGACCATCCTAATGGAGCACGATGCCCCATCACTAGTCCCATCCATTTTTGTTGGTCCCTAGAAAAGGTACCGGAAGGTGGGATGTCGTAACACGACTGGAAGAACTCGAAGAACTTGCAAAAATGTTTGTCATGCATGGCTCCACATAGCCAAAGTCCAACGAAACGCGACATCGAAGTACCGATATCGGGTGGGGGTTGCTCAGGGTAAAGGATTGCTTTAAACCATTCATCAGTAGGTCTAAACTGTCGGCCTCCAACATAATTGGTGCCCAGTAATTTAAACTGATTGGGGTCCTCTACAATGTCGCACTTGTCTAGAGAGAATGTAAAGTTGAGCGGATCTACATCCTTTTGAGCCTCTACCAAGCATAAGCGACGTGTGGCCCGAAAGCCACTGTCATCTCCAAGTACTCTAAGTCCTATCGGTGTCAGAGATTGACGAATACACACGTAGGATACTAAAACATAATTGATCACGGAATCCATAAGCTGGGTGAACCAGGAACCGGAGGGTACACCACAATATTTACGGAACATCCGACCATCAGGCATGAGAATAGGTGTGTTGATGAAGTACCATTTAATAGCTTGCCACAATTTACTGTGCTTCAATTGTTGCTTCTTTGTAAACGGCTTGCCACCACGGTTATTCCAGTCAAAGTTCTGTGCTAAGATATCAAATCCTACATGGATTAACCACGCAGAAGGCGATTGATCAAAGCCAGCAATGTCCAGACCGTGCAACAATTCATCTTCACCCTTGTTCACTAGCCATTCAGAGTATAGTCGTTGAGCTGATTTTCCAGTTAACATTGGGTTTGTTTTAGACGACGCATAAGCGTCGATTAATGCAGGCGCAAATTGGCCTTCAACAGCGAGCATCTCCGCTGGGTAGATCCAAAAAAGACGTGTTTTCACTTTCGTGACATCCGCGGACAAGTGTCCTCTTGCACCAGCCATACAGACTGGGAAGCGCACCGTCTTCGGATTGAATCGACTTCCTTTGCAATGCTTAAAACGATGAGCTAATAACTTTGCGTGATCATAAATCTGTGGTAATACTTGTCCTTTCTTTTTTCCAGGAAAGGTAATTCCGGCAGAAGTGCCAGGTTTCAAGCATTCAACAGCCTCAGTGAGTTTTTGAATGTCAAGTTTATAGTCAAGTTTAAACGCTTTGCGCGTTATTCCAATGGCCTCGTGCATAGCACGTTTTTGGTCGCCATTTAGTGAATGAAAGGTCTTCTTGTCTTTGGAGAATTTAAAGAGAGATTTGTACATACCCTCTGTACCTTCTCCTCGACGCGTGAAGCCTCGAAGTGATTCTAACATGTCAGGATCAAATAGTTTCAGACTTTCTTTTGCAAACTCGTCATAATGACCAGGAGGCGAATATGTTGAATATCCCCCATAACGAGCGATTTCTCGAAGTGTGTCTGAGTTAAAGAACTCGGAGCGGTTTTGCCTTGCGCGAGTACGTGCAGAAGGGGCACCTAAGCATCCGTCGTCGATTACTACGTCGACTAGTTCTGGTTCACTATCAATAATGTCAATTTCCATGATAGAGTAAAGGAGGT